AAGGGACTGCTCGCGGCAGCAAGCAAGAATGAGGTAACGCTCGACCTGCGCCTTGCAGACGGGGAGGCGATAGCCGTATCTGCCTTGGTGGACGGCAAGGAAGTAGCGCGCGCCGGCATGTGTACCGTCACACGGCTCAGAAACGCCTATGACGTGCAGATGCAGAATGAAGAGGATATTTATCCTACGGCCGTGACACACCGCGACAGGGCTTTTGTCAGCTACAAGGCACAAGTGCTGGAGGCGGCAGAAAATGTTATCGATATGTGCTGGAAGACCGACACAACCTATGCCACTGAAACAGTGGTGGGCTATGGTGCAAGCGTCAACTATCCCTTACAGAAGACGAAAGTCGGCAACACCTATAGGGACGGCTGGATAGAGCAGTATATTGAGCATGAACACAAACCCCCTTACGCGCTGGCCACAGACGAAAGCGGCAACTCTCTGACGGACGAAAGCGGCAATTATCTAATCATCAACTAAAAACAAGACAATGGAAGCAACAGGAAGCATCACCATCAAGCGATTGCGCAAAGGACGCAACATAGTTCTCGGATTCACTACAGACAATTCCCTGTTTCAGGGGTGGAATCCTATATCAAAGAAGCCCGACCCCGATTTTACCAAGGCCGAAAACCAACCTACGGTAACGCCGAATGTCAGCGACGGCAGCACCTGCACGATAGGCGCGGAAAGCAAATGGTATTACAACTCGATGGACACACCTATCGAATGGAACACGGCAAGCGGAGGTTACAGGACTTCCAAGAACGGGCTGTTTAAAGAGAACACGACAACACATGCCATCACGTTCATTAAGGACATAGCGAGCGAAACCAACAAGGGAAGTGACACGTTCTATTTCGTCGCAGTCGGAGAGGTAGCCGGCGTGAACTACACGGCAACCGGCAGTTTCGAGTTCAAGATACAGGAAATCTCGTCTTCTGGCTACACGCTGATGACAAGCGGCGGCAATGCCCTCACGGCAACGGCGACGGAAGTAACACTGAAAGCTCATCTGTTCGTGGACGGCAAGGCCGACACATCAAAGGTCATCAAATGGTATCAGAGCGACATGAAGACGCTGATACCAACGGAAGACAACTCCTATACAGTAAAAGTCTCAACGAATCACGTATCCGGTCAGGGTCCCGATGCGGGCGTATACTGTATGGCTTTCGAGAAAGCGGGCGACACGGTGGCACTGGCCACGACATTCCATCAAATCAACGACTTCACGGATGACTACGACGTGGAGCTGTATGTCTCGGCCAACCCCGAATGGGACGGCACGAATGCTGCTACCGTCAACGCCCGTTTGCGCAATGTAAGGACGCAGGAAGTCGTCAGCACAGGCGTTACGTGGAGCTCGGATATTTACGACAGCAAAGTGAAAGACCCGATAGCTTCGAATGTAGCCGGCATGCCGTTGACGGTGGGCAATGACTATTGGAGCGAGGTGGGCGATGATAGTGACCTTGTAATTACAACTGCGGCGACATGGGCATAGCAAGAGCATCACTGACACTGCACCGCAAGGCAAAGGACGGCAGCGACGGCAAGAATGGCAAGGACGCATTGTCTTTTACCGTCACGCCGTCCTCCGTGGCCGTCAAATGCAAGGCGGACGGCACATTGGAGCAGGACACCTATACCTGCTCGGTGGCCGTAATGAGAGGAACGACAAACATCACGAGCAGTTACAAGCCCAAGTTCTCGTCATACAGTTATGTCACACCGACGTTGAACACGGCAGGCACAATACTTACATTGTCAGGATTCTCTGCAAGCAAGAATGAGGGTTTTGTAAACATGTATGTTGATGTGGACGGCACGACCTTGAAGCAAAAGGTGACATTCTACAAGGTCTTTGATGGTCAGCAAGGCGAAAAGGGAGACAAGGGAGACCCCGGGACGCAGGGCGAGCAAGGCGAAAAAGGGGAAAAGGGAGACAAGGGCGAAAACGGGCATTCTTATGCCATACAATGCCCGTCGGTAACCATATATGTTGATTCGGCAGGAGTGATGAAGTCAGCGACGAAGAAACAGCATGTACAGGCCAAACTCTACATAGACGGCGAGCAGGTGACCTCTGGGGTTACGTGGTCGGTAACGGCCAATACCGGCATTACGGCTACTATTAACACTGACGGATGGGTAGAGCTGTCCAATCTCGTTAAAGGCACAACGATCACGAGCTTCATCGTCACGGCCAAGAAGAGCGGCATGCCCGCCGACCAGAAACTGACAGTGCAGGTAGGCGTTTCGCAGGATGGCCAAAAGGGTCTGCAAGGGGTGGCAGGAGACACAATGCTACCTCAAGGCGAATACGACAGCACCAAAACCTACCAGAGACATTATCAATTGGACAACACGAGCGACCAATATTTTACGGATTACGTAAGCTACGGCAAAAACGGCTCAATGGCGCAGTTCTGGGCGGTGGCAGCCGACGAGGTCACAGGTGTAACGCCGTCGGAAACGGCCACACAATGGATTAAGTTTTCGACAGCCGAATACATGGCAACCAAGCTGCTTGTGTCCAATCAGATTTTGAGCAATATCATAGAAGCCGTCAACATCAGCGCGACGAAATTTTACACGCAGACATTAAAAGCGAAGACCATCGATGCCGAAAACGCCACGTTCAAGAATCTCACCGTGTCTGGGTATTTCAGAAGCGGATTCGAGATTGTCCGATACGATTATGAAGATACCATGATGGGGACGGGGAAAGGGGTATATCTCGTGCAGGACAAATTGAATCTGATGGTCGAAAAGCAGTCTAACGACACAAAATCCGAACTCATCATGTGGCTACCAAATAATGAAAAATTCGTAGGAGCCCGAGTGCTTGTATTCGTTGCGCCCGAATACAACGATTATGGAACCGGCCTATTCTACAGGAAACGCCTTGATGTCCTTATCCGCACGGGGTGTTTCGTGCCACAAGGGACAGATCTATCCCCTACTTTTGTTGATAGGGCTTCAGAAAAAGAATTGACGTGGTTCTTGAATACAGACTGCGGACTTGACGATCCTAATGTTTCTTCAACGCTATATGCTCCAGCTCGGACAATCAAGGTATTTGCAGGGTTCATAGAGCTTATAGGCGTGCCGTATGTTGTTACAAGTGGGAACACGACTACTACCTATTGCAGGTGGATGTTACTGAGCGTGCAGTCTCCGACTGATGTTGAATATTACAAAACCTAAGTTATGGTCAATAATACGACAAGAAGCATAGTAAACAGCGGCTTCATTTTTACCACATTCGGGGCTGAAAGCATGGCGGCCATCAATGACTGCCGTATGCTGCTCGCCTTAATCGTTATCCTGATACTGACGGATTTGTGGTGGGGGAGCAGGGAAACACAGATGCGATACCGCGAAGCCATGCAGGAGGGGCGGAAAATGGATGCCGAAAAATGGAAATTCCACAAGTCAAGGGCGGGGCGCAGGACAATGAACAAGCTGGTGGACTACATCACGTACTTCCTGCTCGGCCTGTTTCTCGGGCTGTCCGTATTTAGACAGTTTGGTGTAGACCATGTGCTGGTGGCTTCCGTCTTTGTCAGTTTCGGGGCGTTGTTCGAGGTTATCAGTATCATTGGCCATATACTTGCCGTTCATCACGTGCAAGCCCCAAAGGTGACATGGAAGTCTTTCTGGAGCTTTATAGGAAAGGTCATGGTGAAACTCATCAAGAGAAAGTCGCCCGACACAGGCGCGGCCATAGAAGAAGCAATATGTGAAACAAAAGAAGAAGAGACATGAAAGCAAGCGAACAATTGATTGAAAAGCTGAAAGAGTTTGAGGGGTTGCGGAGAGTGGCCTACCGTTGCCCTGCCGGTGTGTGGACTATAGGCTACGGCCATACTGCCGGTGTAAGGCGAGGCATGACGATAGACGAACGGGAGGCCGACGGCCTTTTGCGTGAAGACCTGAAAATGGTTGAAGCAGCAGTGAATGGGCTTGGCGTCTGCGCGAAGCAGTGCGAATTTGATGCTTTGGTGAGCTTTGCCTTTAATTTAGGCGTACAGGCCTTAAAAGGCAGCACGCTGCTAAAGTGTATCGAACGCGGCGACGGCAAGAGAGACATACAGCGGCAGTTCAGACGCTGGGTATATTCTGACGGCAAGGTATTGGCCGGATTGGTAAAACGCAGGGAATGGGAAGCAAGGAGGTTTTGCGATGAAGAGGT